GACGAAGATTCTTCATGAACGTTTGATGAAATTTTTTGCTCAAACTCCTATCGTGCGGCAAATGATAATCGTCGAAAGTACAGGTAACGAAATAAGCTGAAGACGAAGTACGGGCTTCGTGAACAGCTCTGACAGCCCATTGACGAGAGTTTTCGAGCCGACAGCCGATACACTGCTTGCAGGAACAACGAATGAAACGGCTATCGCCAGCAAGCTCAGGATGAGCGGCAAGGCTACCGTAGAAACTATAATGCTGCTTTCCATTTTTCGTGATCGCTCCTTCGACCGGGTACATGAGAATAGGATTATAACATACCATACTTATCACCTGTACTGATTGTATCAGGATTTAGTCAGAATGTCAAATCCTGAATCCACCACGTCCTACTCTCTTGAAGTTTTTCCGCCGAGATCTGGAGGTGCGGCGAAAGAGACGGCGAGAACCACGCTTAGATAATTTTCGACGTCTCATTTAGTGTCCCTCCAAGAACCGAAAAAACGGCTAGTTTTATTAGAATTGCTCTTATTAGCAACTGGCTCAACAAGTTTGTCAACATCGTGCGAAAAGTCGGATGCGACTTTACTCACAAGCTGAGTAGATGCAGTAGAACGACCTTTCAGGGCTTCAATCAGATCTACGACTTCCTGAATGAAAGGGACAACGACAGTAACAATGAAAGTTAGAATCATAGTAGTTTTGTTAGACATATATACCACTCCTTCATTTTATGAGATAGCCAATACCGCGAAGGATATGACCAAGGCCTGAATTGCCAACGCCTAACGAGTCATAGAAATCAGCTTCCTGCTTTGAGAGACGAGCATTTTGGGAAGCGAAACTCGCGGCAGAATTAGATTGATTAGCTGAAGCTATGTTGGAAAGTATACCCGAAGAAAGATAAGATCCTTGGAGTCTTAAGTTCTCCAGTTCCTGATCCATGCGCTGAAGCTCATAGCCAAGACGTTTTTCATAAGTTTGCTCAGCGAGATTTAAATTGTTAGCCTTAATGCCGTTATCGAGAACTATTCCATGGGTCGCCTGACGCGTAGAATCGGCTTCTGCGACGTTTTTATCGATCTGAGATATAGCAAGATGCTCGGCATTCTTAGCCTGCCGTTCAGCGGCACTAGCGGCTCTAGCAGAGTTCATGGTAGAACCGATATCGCTCATACCTACAGAAGCAGCTGAAGCTCCGGAAATAGAACCGCCTATACCATTAGTCGCGGCAAGAATCGGATTGAGACCAGCGGCACGCATATCATCAACAGCCCATTGATAACGATGCTTATAATTTTCAACGTTCCAAGCGTTAGCCTGTGCGGCGTTAGCAGAATTATAATGGTTCTGGACTGCAGATCCTAATACAGAACCAGCAACACTACCTAATGTGTTTGAAAGCCATGACATATAACCAGCTCCTTCTAGAAGTGATCAACAAGGCCGGGCGTACCGAACATAGGCATAGGACGAACTGTAGTGTAACGGAAGCCTACGTCGAGCAAGAACTCAGGCTCGTCCTGAACGGCAATAATGCGCTTAACAGGTGGATTTTCCGTAATAAATTCCTCATTGAGAGTAGGAGCATTACTGAAGAACTGAGATAAGTGCCACACGTCAAGATTGCCACCAGTTACAGAGCTACGGAACTTACCGGTGATCTGCGAAGGCTTATAGCGATATTCGGCATAACGTTCCTGATAGCCGAAAACAGTAGTATCAGCTTCAGTGCCCTGGGCATAGATCTCACGAAGCTCAATAGCCTGTTCACCAAGATGGGCGAATGTCGGCCAATAGAAATCGTAGACCGTAGAACGAAGCCACATCTTATTGATACCTTGTTGATAAGTCAAATCAGCGCGAGCGCATACGAAACCTATAATATAGCCGTGCTCAACGAAAGACTTGGTGAATCCATGGAATCTAGACGCAGTAACGCCATAAGCAGAGAGATTGCCCTGAGGAGAAGTGTCGTCGGTTGCGGAAGTCTGAGCTATTGGATTGACATTAACCATCTTCGTGAATGAGCCGAGAAACTCTGGACGTTGAAGACGAGCGTCTGGAGAAACGACGCCGAAGAAAGAGCGAAGCACTTCAGTATACCGACTACCACCGCGAGCAAGACGTTCGTAGAACTTCTGCATTTGGAAAGCAGTGCGCAAGCTGTTAATGGTGAAGATACTAGAAGAATCCAGATCAGCATAAGCAGACTTAGAAAGCCATGAAGAACCGGGTTGAGCAGTAACAGTAGCTATACCAGAACCGTTGATAGAGTGACCGGCTATAGAAGTGGAATAATCACCTTGATACTGCAATGAACCGCTCCCGGTGAAAACACTATGGACGCCACCATCTTCAGAGAGCTGAGCAGCACCTAAGCTATTATTAGACTGCTGAACGAAATAGCCTGAAACAGGCGAAGGGTCAACTAGAGTAGCGGTACCGGCAAGGCCTATAGATACACCGGGTCCCTTCTGCGTCCACGGGAGAGCAGAAGTGAAGTAATCATGGCGCTTACCTCGAGGAGGGCACGGATATCCGGGAAAAATGCCAGTTCCAGACTTGAACAACCAAGAAGGCTGATCGGAAACGCGAGAAGAATCCAATATTTCGTTAGTGTCGCCTTTCTGGATCTTGACAGATTTCTGAAGATTTTCATCTCGAAACCATTCGTTCCAGATGAGGTAGACAGCGCGGAATGGAAGAGCGTTAACACCAGTTATAGTATTAGCCGTATTTACGGGCAAGCCGAAATAGTCCCATAAAGAACCTACATAAGTATTATTTTTGTTATCATTGGCCATGAGAGTAGGGATGACATAATCAGTACTGTCATCGGGATCTTCTTGTTCGAAACAGAAGTTCTGCCAATGTTCCCATACGAGACGGTTAGGAACGAAGAAGAAGAACCAATCGAGATAGATATTGTCCATGATAGGCTTAATAGGAGTGGCCAATCGAGCGAAGTAATTAACAGACATCCTAGTAGTGTCGCCAGGCAGTACTTCATCAACGAATATAGGAATAAGCTTGCCTGAGTTGAAAGTTGTCTTATAGACGTGCGAACGGTCGAATTTCGTCCGGCGCATATACATTGCAGGAGCATCGCTGAAGCGATGACCTCGAACTCTAATTTTTCGAGCCAATTTTTCACCTTCTTCAGAGCGTAAACCTAATAATTAACCTAAAGCGAAATATTATTAGGTTTTAGTTTATTATTGCGTCACCTACGCCAGTTACATCAAGTAAGTAACTGGCTTCGGTGCCGCCTATTTTTGTGTTTCTTCATTATTTCGAGTTAAAGTGTTACTTTTTTCTTGTGTTTGTTCACTACTTACGGACTGTTGTGGTTTATCAGAAGTATAATTATTACCATACAGACCTTGTTGTTGGAGATAGTCGAGCGTTGCAGGATCATTCAATCGGTTGATGAAATTCATAGGATCGTGATCGAATTTAGCTCGAACGTAGGCGGGCAGGCTGTAGAATTCTTCACGAACTCCGGACACAAGCTCTAACGCTGTGCTGTAATCGCCAGGGAGCGTTGCATCTCCGAACTGAAGGAAAGCATACTGCGAACTATCGCCGAGATCCAGAGTGGCTATGCCTTTATGACCATCTGCGTACTTATTAACGATGTAGTTGATATCAGTTTCATCTTTTTCATCCTGAACCGTGAGGGAAGGCATCGTGAATTCAATGCCGCAATGGTCATGAGTTTCGACTGGATCATAAGCTGTTCTAAACTTCATAGTTTCACCTCCTTTCGCAGGCGCCTAAACGCGGCGGGCGTGGCGCATCAAAAAAAAGGGCGATCTCAGTGAGATCGTCCTTTTTCTGATACGCTCTATATTAGAGTATCATCTAATAGAGTCTTTGTCAAGATCCTGTACGTAATCTACGGCGCGACCAACCAGTACAGGAATGCGGGATTCGTCAGAACTTTCAATATAGTAACGGCCATCAGAATCGCCAAGGTTACCGATATAATGAAGACTGAAATCTTCAGGATAACTGTTAATAAGCGTTTTATCATCATTGACCAAACCTTCGAAAGCTCGCAGAGCAAGCATGTCATTGTGGTAGACCTGTGGAGGGCTGAATTGTTCAGCCTTGGAGTCATAAATGGAATAGAGTCTCAGCAGAACCATCTCCTTTTCTAAATGCGACTAAATACCTACGAATCATGAGATATAACGTAGCTGATATGACATAATAGTCATTATCTAGGCGAATAACTCTAGAATCATCAGGCTTCAGGCGGTAAGCGGCATATTTGCTTCCGCGAAAAGAGTAATTGAAAAAAATATTACGCTTGTTACAGAAATTTTCAATAGATTCAAGTTCGCTAATAAGCATCACCTCGTTTCTGACTTAATGATAACACAATCACAATACCTTGTCAAGCTTTCTGCCGAGAAAATGCTTGTACTCGCCTTCCCGAAAACGACAACGATCAACCAATCGCTCGAAAGTATTGTTCTCTAAGTTATGCAGCATCTTCTCAATACGGTTATTACGAATGAACTCCATCCAGTGAGGATGCGTTTCATCGAATTTCTTGTCGTAATAACGAGGAGGACGCATCTTCTTACCGTTGATGACAACGAAATCATTAGCATAACACTCTTCACCATGCTCTTCAAGCCATTTTCCGCCTATACCGGGACGATTGGACGCCAACATAAACTCAGGCGTGCGGCCATTATAGTGAGCAGCAGCATTACTGCCAGTCTGCTTTTTCACTATGTAACGGGCAACGTAGGCAGCAGCGTCAAAACTGAAGTCACCAATAAGGTGCATACCGTATTTCCAGATTTTCGAAAAACGAGCAGAAGTATAAGTGTTATAACCATCTGCGCGGAACCGAAAAACTTTGTCACAAAAATCAATATTAAACAATATATAATGATAATGGGGACGACCATGAAGTTCACCATATTCACCGCAGCCAAGGAAACGAATACCACTGCCATACTCACGACGAAGATTCTTCATGAACGTTTGATGAAATTTTTTGCTCAAACTCCTATCGTG